GTTATTGCTGTCGGGGCTAGTCGGAGCCGTTGCCAAGAATGGATGCCATGTCAGGGAATTCTACGGAATAGCCTACACCGTCCACGACCCAACTCAGCGGCACAGGGAAATGATGGCGTGGCTGGATCAGAACGCCCAGCACTGCAAGTCAACGGATTACAAGGTCATCTGGAACAATCTGGCAGAGTGGTCAGGTTCGGCAGACTCCACATGGTTGCGGGCTAAAGTTGTACATGGATACCAAGATGCACTTGAGCGTGAAAAGAAATGACCAGAAAGCCAATACCCAGACCAGTGAAGAAAGTGTCAATGGACACCAAGGACAAGCTGACGCTGTGGGTCACGCTGATGGTCAGCTTCACCCTGTGCATCTCTGTTTTGGCTATGGTCATCAGCTTTATGCTTGGCCTTTGGGCCAAAGAGGTGGACAACGCAGAAATCTTCAAAATGATTTCACCCGCTTTTTCTACACTTATCGGCGGCATGATTGGGTTCCTGAGTGGTATCAAACTCATGCAGAATGATGAAAAATCTAAATGTAAGGACTGACTATGTTTGATGTATTAAGTGGCGGTATTCTAGGTTCCATCTTTGGTGGGCTGTTCCGTATGGCTCCCGAAGTCTTAAAGTTCTTTGACAAGAAGAATGAGCGCCAGCACGAATTGGCAATGTTTAAAAACCAATGCGAACTAGAAGCCCAGCGTGGTCAGATGAAGTTAGCTGAGATTGGCGCACAGCGGGAAGCTGCTATGGACGTAGGCGTAATGGATGCCTTCAACAACGCGATCACCCAGCAGGCCGAAATGGTCAAAGCCGCAGGCGGTTGGGTTGCTAGTCTGTCTGCTTCTGTGCGTCCAGTAGTAACATATTGGGTGCTGTTTGTCTGGTCGTTTATCCACGTATGGTTTGCATGGAACGCATGGCTTGCCGGTGCTCCAGCCGTAGAAGTGTTTAAAACCATGATGACACCTGACTTCTCAGCCCTGCTGTCTGGAACGATTAACTATTGGTTCCTCGACCGCACCTTGAAGCAACGGGGTATTTAAATGAAACAGTTTGAGCAGATACCAAACATAACTCTACCGCCATCAACTCCAATGTGGACTATTCCAATACAGAAAACATGGACAGGGCTGACGGATGCGGATCGATTGGAATTAGCGGCGGCTCAACATAGTTGGGAAGATTTGCTCATTGCGGCAGAAGCCAAACTCAAAGAAAAAAACGCATGAACCTAGAGTTAGCCGCCAGTCTGTGCCGTCAGTTTGAGGGCTACCGCGCCAAGCCATATTTGTGTCCGGCAGGCGTAGCCACGATTGGCTATGGATCTACCTACTACGCAGATAAACGCAAAGTAACTTTAGAAGACGCACCAATGGATGAACCCACGGCTAGGGCGCTTTTGATGATTGAGCTTGAGCACACGTACCTGCCCGGTGTTCTGCGTAACTGCCCCGGCTTGATTACTGACGTTCGCAAGTGCAATGCTATTGTGGATTTTGCCTACAATTTGGGCACGGGACGCTTGCAGACTTCCACGTTAAAGAGGAAAATCAATGCCAATGATTGGGAAGGGGCAAAAGAACAACTGATGCTCTGGACTAAAGGTGGCGGCAAGGTGCTGCCCGGACTATTAAAACGCCGCACTGCCGAGTGCGCACTGCTGGACTAACCGATGCCATTACAAAAAGTTCTGTTTAAGCCGGGCGTCAACCGGGAGAATACGCGGTATACAACCGAGGGTGGTTGGTACGAGTGCGACAAGGTGCGTTTTCGTCAAGGTACTCCAGAAGTTATTGGTGGTTGGCAACAAATCTCAGGTTACACATACAATGGTGTGTGCAGGTCATTGTGGAATTGGGTAACGCTTGGCAACCTTAATTTGGTTGGTGTAGGTACAAACACTAAGTTCTATATTGAGCAGGGTGGTAACTACAACGATATAACCCCAATTCGCACAACTGTAACGCTTGGTGCAAACCCTTTTACCGCCAACGGAACAATCACAGTTACTGTAACGGCTGTGGGGCATGGTGCAACGACTGGCACTTTTGTTACGTTTAGCGGCGCTACGGGTACATACGCAACCACATTCAATGCGCAGTACCAGATCACTGTAACCAATGCAGACGCTTATACGATTACTGTACCGACAGCATTACCTGCGGGGTCTTATGGTGGCTCAGCGGTGGTTGTGGCTTATCAAGTTAACGCGGGTTCTGCATACGCAGTTCCGCTTACAGGTTGGGGTGCTGGCGCATGGGGTGCTGGAACGTGGGGCGTAGGTGGCTCAAGTGCTACATCTATTCAGTTGTGGAATCAAATTAACTATGGCGAAGACTTAATCTATGGCCCCCGTGGTGGCAACATTTATTATTGGAATGCTACAGACGGCGTAACAACTCGGGGTGTTGCGCTCAATACCCTTGGTGGCACAGTTTCGTTTACAAACGCATCTCCAACAGTTGTTACTGCCACTATTGAATACACAGAAGGTGCGGTACTTCAATTTAACGCAACCACTTCTATGCCAACGGGCGTAACGGCGGGAGTTACATACTACGCCTTTAATGTTAATGGGCTTACCTTTAACCTTTTAGATTCGGCTGGAGCGCAAGTCAATACGTCTTCCACAGGCACGGGTGTGTATGTCTCCAATATTGTTGACTGCCCTGTTGTACAGAACAACCTAACGGTGTCAGATACGTCGCGTTTTGTAATTGTGTTTGGTACAAACGATTACGGCTCAACCACGCTCGACCCTATGCTGATTCGTTGGTCTGGGCAAAACGACCCCTACAACTGGACACCTGATCCAACCAATCAAGCAGGTTTTTCCCGCCTTTCTCACGGCTCGCAGATTGTGACCACCGTGCAGACCCGCCAAGAGATTGTGGTATTTACAGATTCCAGTGTGTACTCATTGCAGTACCTTGGCCCTCCCTACGTATGGGCACCGCAATTGCTTGGCGATAACATCTCTATCATTAGCCCTAACTCGGCTGTGATTGCTTCTGGCGTTGTTTATTGGATGGGTGTGGATAAATTCTATGCCTACGATGGCCGCGTCAATACGTTGAACTGTGACCTGCGTCGCTACGTGTTCCAAGACTTAAATCAAGAGCAGGCACTGCAAGTTTTCTGTGGTACCAATGAAGGCTTTAATGAAGTCTGGTGGTTCTACTGCTCTGCCAATAGCAACTTGATTGACAAGTACGTTGTGTATAACTACCTCGAAAAAGTGTGGTACTACGGCACGATGGCACGAACTGCTTGGCTTGACTCCGGCTTGCGTGCGTATCCGTTGGCGGCGGTCTATAACTCAACTACAAGTACTGGCAACCTTGTAAATCATGAGCAAGGCATCAATGACAATGCGACTAGTACAACTGCTGCGATCGACGCTTACATCAGTTCGTCTGAGTTTGATATTGGCGACGGGCACAATTTTGGTTTTGTTTGGCGCGTGCTGCCGGACTTGACTTTTGGCGATTCTACAAACTCCCCAGCTAGCGCAGTGCCTGTAGTAACTATGACGCTGTATGGCCTAACTAATTCCGGTTCTGGCAGAACAAGTAGCGCAAGCCAACCCGTATCTAGCAGTAGTGCATATGACATTACCGAAGAATTTACGGGGCAAATCTATACCCGCATGCGTGGCCGTCAAATGATCTTTAAGGTTGGCTCAAACCAAATTAACACAACATGGCAGTTGGGCGCACCCCGTATTGACATTAGACCGGACGGTAGACGTTAATGGCTTCTAATGGCCGCATCATTAACCCCGCAGTTCCTAGCTTACCGCTTGGGACGAAAGAGTACGAGCAACGCTATCAAGATCAGTTTACTAACATCTTGCGTTTGTACTTTAACCAACTAAGAAATGCGTTGGGTGAACTTTTTAGCGGGTCTGGCGGTAGGTATGTAGCGTTCCCTTATGGGGCTTTTTCCAGCGGCGTGGATCAAACAACAACAGCTAATACCGCTACGTTAATGACGCTAGACACCACTGATTTTAAAAACGGTGTGAGTATCAGTAGTTCCAAGATTACAGTGGAGAACGCTGGTATTTACAACTTGCAGTTCAGCGCTCAGTTTCAAAATACAGACAATCAAATCCAAGATATTAGTATTTGGTTAAAGCAGAACGGTACAGATATAACAGGATCAACTGGGTATGTTTCTATCCCAGCAAGAAAAAGTGCGTCAGCAGGGCAAGAAGCGCATGAGATTATTGGCTGGAACTACTACGTATCCATGAATGCAAATGACTACATCCAGATTTACTGGTCAACCACCCTAGCATCCGTGACTATCCAAAACTACGCCGCAGGCACTAGCCCAACCCGCCCCTCAACACAATCCGTCGTAGCCACACTTTCATTTGTGTCTGCGCTCCCAGCATGATATTATTAAGCAACCCCCATTTTGAGAGGCAAAAATGAGCCTTCACGCATTAGCCAATAACATGG